GGTGGTGGTGGTGGCGAGGGTGGCAATAGAGGTGGTGTCTCCGAACGCCAAATCGCAGCCGATAGGGAAGCCAGCGCTGAGCCACAGAGCATGGAAGATGATTCTGGTATGGACCCCATGGAGGCGGCAAATAAACGCGTTGAGCGCACGTTACGAAATCCTAATGCTAGAGAGTTTGGCGAACCCGGAACATCCATGACGGTTACGCCTACTGCAAAGCCGGTTGTGCGTAAACCTGCTGCTAGAACTCGCCCTATGAATGCGGCAGAACAATCGGCATTCCAAGAAGCAAACCTTAGCCCCACAACTCGCGCTGATTACGACATGGGTATACGTAAGATGGGTAAGTACTCTAAATATGCTGGGTCTGATACCGGAGAAGGCGGAGTTCGCGGCGAAGGCGGCTACGCCAGTGGTGGCAAAGTAAGCTCCGCTTCTAAACGTGCTGATGGCTGCGCTACTAAAGGCAAAACACGGGGTAAATACATATGATGGCTAGCCGTGGCATGGGAGCCATATCCCCAAGCAAAATGCCCGGCGGTAAAAAGAAAGCCCGTCGGGATGATACCGACTTCACGCAGTATGCCGAAGGTGGTGAAGTAAAATCTAAAGTAAACGAAGCAGGTAACTACACCAAGCCCGGTTTACGTAAACGGATTTTTAACAGTGTTAAAGCTGCCGCAGTGCAAGGCACAGGCGCAGGTCAGTGGTCAGCCCGTAAAGCTCAGTTAATGGCTAAACGATATAAAGACGCTGGCGGAGGGTACAAAGATTGAAAGCGCCGCAGCAATCCCTCAAAGATTGGGGCGACCAGAAATGGCGTACCAAAAGTGGTAAGCCGTCTAGTAAAACAGGTGAGCGATACCTTCCGGAAGCTGCGATTAAAAGTCTCAGCCCTAGTGAGTACGCTGCGACCACCAAAGCCAAACGTGCCGGTAAAGCATCTGGCAAACAATTCGTAGCGCAACCGAAAACGATTGCAAAGAAAACAGCAAGTTTTAGATAAAGGAAATACTATGACACATCTTACATTAACCCACGAAGAAGCCGTTTTAGCTCTCAACGCTGTACGCGCTAAACACGCTCAGACTCTAAGTGCTTATGGCTTTGATGATCTGGAGTTAGCGGCTTTGCTGGCTAAGATAGAATCTCATGCAGCTCCTGTGGTGGTTGAAGAGCCAGCAGCAGTTGCGGCATTTGTGGATGATGTTCCACACGAACAGTTTACCCACGAAGAAGACCAAGCCCCTGCCGAGGAGTAATCTATGGCCGTCTCTGGAACCGCTGTTTTTAATCTTGACCTCACAGAAATTGTCGAGGAAGCGTTTGAACGTGCTGGTTCTGAAATGCGCACGGGTTATGATTTGCGCACTGCGCGTAGGTCTCTTAATCTATTGTTTGCGGACTGGGCTAATCGTGGCGTAAACATGTGGACATTTGAGCAAGGGACTATTGCTCTTGTTCCCGGTACAGCCACGTACAACCTTCCGGCGGACACTGTGGATTTGATGGAGCATGTCATACGCACGGGCGCGGGAAGCGCATCGACTCAGGCAGACCTGACCATTACGCGTATCAGTGTTTCTACTTACGCAACGATTCCAAACAAGTTACAACAAGCCCGTCCCATTCAGGTTTGGATTCAAAGACTAGTGGATAACCCTACCATTACCGTTTGGCCTGTTCCTGATAGTTCACAAACTTACACGTTTGTGTACTGGCGTTTGCGCCGCATTGATGACGCTGGTACCGGTGTTAACACAATGGATGTGCCTTTCCGGTTCTTGCCTTGCATGGTCGCAGGCTTGGCGTATTACTTGGCAATGAAAGTTCCTAATGGTACTAACCGCCTTCAGGTATTAAAACAGCAGTACGACGAGGCATGGCAATTGGCTTCAGACGAAGACCGCGAAAAAGCCGCCATACGTTTGGTTCCACGTCAGATGTTTATTGGTGGTACATAATGGGTAATCGGTTTGCAAATGGTGTACGGGCGATTGCCGAGTGTGATCGTTGCGGCCAGCAGTTTAAGTTAAAAAAGCTTAAAACTGAAATTATTAAGCAGCGCAAATATGAGTTGCTTGTATGCCCTACGTGCTGGGACCCCGATCATCCGCAGCTGATGTTAGGTACGTTTCCTGTTGACGATCCGCAAGCCCTACGCAACCCACGTAGGGACACAACATACGTGACGGCAGGACAGAACGTTGCTGGTAACCCAACTGGGGGTAGTCGAGATATTCAATGGGGCTGGGCACCGGTTGGCGGGGCTAGTCAATTTGATACAGTTCTAACGCCAAACTACTTGGTTTCTAGAGCAATTGTTGGTACAGTAACCATATCTTAAGGAGTTAATCATGGCATATACAAAATCAGCTGACGGCATTGCCTCAAGAGGCAAAACAAACGCCAAAGTAATGGCTAACAGTGGCCCTACTGCAGCTAATCCAAAGGGTGGTAAGGGCGGTAAATGCGGCCCCACAGGTATGCAAATGCGTGCCGTAGGCCGTAACATGGCTCGTGCAAACAATCAGCGTGGAGGCTAACATGGCTAAATTTAGCAAAATGGTTATGGGTAAAGAAGTTGGCGATGCCAGCGTTTATGCAGAGCCGCACAAGATGGACGGTAAAGTTTTAAAAATATCGGATAACCCCGGTAAAGACGTTAGCATGTCCCGCGCAGAAACACTACGTATGAGTGTTGGCGACTTTAATAGCGATAGAAACACTCCCCCTACCAAAACCGATGGCATCAAACAGCGCGGTTCTGGCGCGGCTACTAGAGGTTTTATGTCTCGCGGCCCTATGGCTTGAGGTTTATATGGCGACACTAGGTGCGTTGACTTACTCCCAATTGGTGACTGCGGTAACTGATTACACGCAGAACACCTTCGACACTACTGACATGAATACCATGATTCAGCAGGCGGAGCAGCGCATCTACAATTCAGTATCGCTAGCCAATTTACGTAAGACATCGACTACAGCGTTAACACCAAATGTGGAAACGTTTAATGCACCCACAGACTTTCTGTCTGTATATTCGTTTGCTGTAATTGATGGTAGTGGCAACTACGTCTACTTGCTCAATAAAGACCCAGCGTTCATGCAAGAGGCGTATCCTAACCCTGCTACAACAGGGACACCAAAGTACTACTCAATCAACGGCCCATCCTCGCCTGTAACAACGTTACAGTTCATCCTTGGGCCTACGCCTAGCGCTGCGCTGGTAACAGACCTGAGCTATTTTGCCATGCCTGAGTCTATTGTCACTGCGACAACCACATGGCTGGGTACTAACTTTAGCTCTGCATTGCTATATGGCACGCTGTGTGAGGCGGGCGTGTACATGAAAAGTGGCCAAGACGACGGTATGTACAAAATGTATGAGGAACGGTATGTACAAGCGATTGCGCTGCTTAAGAACTTGGGCGATGGCAAACAGCAAACTGATACCTACCGTAGAGAGTCAAGGGTCGAAGTCTCATGAGCATCGTCCAGACACAAACCACAAGTTTCAAAGCGGAGTTGTACCAAGGTATACATGTGCTTACCACCGACGTTATCAAGATTGCCTTGTACACGGCGAACGCCAACCTGAATGCGGATACCACAGTGTATTCAGCTTCCAACGAAGCATCGGGCGGGAATTACGTGGCTGGTGGAGCGATCCTAACACCCGTGACTGTTTCGTTATCTTTATCTGATAACACAGCCTTTGTGGGCTTCCCAAACTTCTCGTGGACTGGCACAATAACGGCACGGTGCGCATTGATCTATAACTTTAGCAAAGGCAACAAATCCATTGCAGTGTTAGACTTTGGAAGTGACAAAACGTCATCCAACTTCACGATTACAATGCCTGCCAATACGTCAACAACAGCGCTGATCCGCAGTTCATATTAAGGGTAGATCATGCCAAGTTTATACAGTGCCAACCTACGAATAGAGCTGATGACCACCGGCGATAAGTCGGGTGTGTGGGGTTCTATTACCAACTCTAACCTTGGTAGCACAAGCTCTGCTGCATCGGGTTTGGAGCAGGCGATTGTTGGTACGGCTGTTTGTGCTACGGCTGACTTCACAGCTAACGTTGCTACGTATACACTGATTGATGATCCTGCCTATCAAGTTGCTCGTGCCTTTGTTTTAAACGTCACGGCCACTTTGTCTGCTGCGGGAACGATTAACGTACCAGCCATTTTTAAACCCTATCTGGTATTTAACAACTCAGTAGGTGGCTTTGCAGTTACTGTTAAAGTCAGCGGTCAGACCGGCGTAAGTATCCCCAACGGCAGGAAAGCTTGGCTTTATAACAATGGTACAGACGTTGGCGTGGCGATGGACTACATGCCCACGCTGGCACTGGGCACTGCTTTGCCTATCGCTTCTGGCGGTACAGGGTTAAATTCCGTAGGTGCAAGCACATACTTGTTGTCATCAACCGG